CTTCTGCTAACAACCTCGAGCCGAGACACAGGTAATAAGCCTGCGTCTACTTTAATCATCGCCAGCGCCACACGAACTTGTTCGTGTTGCGCCTTGTGTACCGACGAACCGAGAATGGACTACTAGAGTCCACTGGACGCGTTCTTTCGCGCGTTTCTTTAGCTCTAAAGAGCTCGGACTTGGAACAGCCCTCAGAGAAGAATCTGAGAAGCATCTTCCAACCATCCAACTCTTTAACTATAGAGCGAGCTTCAACGTCGCGCACCCTATACTCCTGCTTTTGCAGGGCATAGTTAGTGCGGCGTCGTGAAGGTAACCAGTTCTCGGGAACATCTACAAGAGAGGGACATGCGAGTTGCATGTCAACTGCAGGTATAGCTCCATATATGGAGAATAGTCTGCTTACGATACTTTCGTAACAATTGTAGTATTTCCGTTTATGCATCTCGTTAGCGTAAGCTATCCAAGATGTGTAGACTTCCGGGCAAGGATGATGACTCCAGACAGTGCGAAAGCGCACTGGGGTGACTTCGATGCCTGCATAGGCATCTAGGCCACACGATTCCCTAAAGAATCCGCTGGTACAACTCTTATCGCGGTTAATCTTTAACCCAAACGATTCGAGTATGTTCATTGCGTCTCGGGCGTAAGCCTTTGGTACAATGACGTCATCACCATACACGAGGATCTTCTTTCGAAGACCTGCATCCGTACAACCGGCAGTAAGAAGCGCCCATATAGTAAGGGCCAACACGGGAAAGCATAACGCTGACCCCATTGGCGCAAACTTATGGAGAATGAGCTCCCTACCATCAGGTAGACGTGTACTCAAGCTTCTACTCGCCAACAGAAACCCCAAAAGGGGCTCTGGGAAAAGTAGACGAACAAGACCAACGGTTACTCTGTCACTTGCTTCATTCAAGTCAAGTGTACATAGTTCCCCGGTGCGCGACCCTTCCAGGGCCGCTTGCCGGTTAGGCTGTTGGTTGGTAAAATGGATAGCATTTCTAGTTAGGAAATGTTTCTCCACGTGTCTCACGATCGCACGACCAAGCCCCTGTTGAACCCACTGAAAAGTCAGCGGTTCCTCAGAGATAAGTCTTGGTCCACGAGAATCTTTCGGCACCAGGCAAACCTGGGCGGGAGACTCCTTGAGATCGACGGAATTAATTTCGTCGATTGAGTCGCAAACGTGACCCAGAGAGGCATAAAAATATGCGTCTAATGGGTACTTTGCGATGATTCGAGGGGAGACAGAAGTCCATTGGTACTTACCCCAGAGCCGTTCCCTAGTGGAAACGGATCCGGGTCCGTGCCTTGGATATATGTCGCTCGGATCGAAGCGTGCGAAGACCCGTGATAAACGGATCCGAGCACGTCGAATGAGGGGAGAATTGATCGCGGAAAAACAATTCCGCAACCGCTCCCCATCAGGCTCACAGCAATCAGCACAACGCTGAAGGCGGTGAGTGAGTACCGCAAGTTCCTCTTCAGTTCTCTCGAACTTGGAGATAACTTGTTGTTCTTCGTCAGGAGTATAGGGCAATTCATACTTATACCATAAGTAGAGGATCTGCCTTAGCACCTTGATGCTGTCACAGCAGGGAGTTGAAAGAACCCTGCCGTCGTGTGAGAATACGCGTTGAAAGAATTCACCCAGAAACCTGGGCAATTCACTAAATGGCAACGTTGCGAAACGGTGCTCTTTAGCTGACAACGGGACTTCTCCAGTTAAAGCGCGATCAAACGCTTTAGCTAGACGGGGCATGGTTTTCGTGAGAAAACCGATGCCTTCTTTTTGTACTCGTTTTGCTACCTTATCAGTAGTAAGACGTAGTGCACGTCGGTCGAATACTTCACTGTGTGACGTAGAGACGTCTAACAGTAAAGCAGCGATGAATTTATACTCATCTAGGCTCTTATTGGTATCCATAAGGTATACCTCCTAGAGCATGCAACACTGTTAGATACTTGAACTCACCTCATATTACTATGAAGCAAAGCCCGAAATTACCTTAGCTGGTCAATACCAGACGGGGTAAATGTGACACTTGAGTCGTCGTACTATTATGATTTAGGATAACGTACCGACCAGGAAAGAGGATAGACCGGAAAACCGGCCTTAAACCTGCTTTCTTGGAGTACGTGTGTCCTACATAAAGCCACTTCGACTTTTGTATCACTATCGGAGCATTCGAGGTTCTGGCAGACATAGGTGTATACCTTTGTCTTATACGTATGATTAACTAACGGCAATCGCCGCTAGATTGATCCATCCGTAAGCGTCTTGGCACCATTGCCAGTACAGTCAAAGAGAACCGTTGTCGCCGCGCCAGTAGTGGCGAGGAAAGACATCAGATTCGCAATGACCATCTTGGCATCGTTATATGACGATTGATTACCCACAGGGGTATCAAGAATCACATACGCGGTGTTTTTGACGGGTGTTACCGTATCAGCTCCAAGAGAAGTTATCTCAAAGGCTATACGAGAACGCCGACGCCGGCTCACGCCGGTTCCTACCTCCTGATGGGAGATAAGGAGCCTGTGTGGGGCCCCAGGAGTTTCACCAATTTTGGAAAACTCCGTGGTGCGTTCGCCAGTCGACAATCGCTGAAATTCAACCTCAGCGCCTGTCGAATCCTTGATTTCATTCGTGACTAATGTGTTATTTAGCATGCGTTAGATACCCAACCGGGGTATCAGCGGTGTTTTATAAGACAGATGTGTCATCGCCAGTTTAAGTAAACTAGCGCTGACGCGAGACTAAACTCTCTCGGGTCTAGTCCGGACGTCTGAATTGCTTTATAGAGGTCTGGCATGCAGGGGACGCGTCTATACGCGGATTCTGTATGCCAAGCCGATTGTACATCCATGGCGCCAAGATGACCGTTAGAAGGGTCTATACGAGTGTATAGATCAATCCGCCGTTCAATCTTGTAGCTATAGAGGTACCTGTGTATGAGACAAACTGGTTCTATGTTGCGATCTTTAAATTGATCAAGCCATTGGCCAACGCCAATGACCCAGTCAACAACAAAGGAGAACTTGAGGGCGTTCCAGATGATTTGGGGGTTCAGATTGACCCCTAATGCGTCTAGCATACCGAGAAGTTCTGCATGTGCCACTTGATACTGGTGTATCCAGTAGGTATACATGATTTCAGCATGGAACACACGATTCTGATAACTCACGACCCTTCTCGCAAATGGATTTCCGGCAATCGCCGGATGTCCAGTTGGATAAGAGAAGCTCGCGGGCAAGTAACCCGAATCACTGTCAACATAATCATCTGACATGACCCACGTGAAGTGGCGTCGTTGCATTTGATTCTGTCGAGCAATGAGCTCGGAAACTTGCCGTTTCGTGTTAACGACTGCAGAGTATACACCCTGCAAATCGCTCAGTAAGGGGGCCAGATTGAAACTTGCTTGCAAGTAGGAATCCGCGCCCGCATGGAGAATCTTACGAAGAGACTTGTTTAAATTCAACCCTTTCGACTTGAAAAGGTTGACAAGATTCCCTAAGTGAGATATCGTACGGGGTAAGCTCTTAAAGTCCTTCAACTCTAGCAACGAGTTGACGAGACTGAGCTTAGGCCGAATACCAGGTAACATACACTCAAGTGAGCGTTGTACATAGTAATCAAGCCGTTGGGGGCTCGGACAAAGGTTCGAGCCACCACCACCGTAGATCGAAGGCAACCCAATGAATGGGCTGTCTATCGTTCCAAAACTACTCGCCCCGACAATTGCGCCATCTGTGAAGATGGTAGAACAATTTTCGGGTCGGGGGCTCCCAACAAACGCGCAAGCCTTCAGGCCATTCCGAGGGTAGCAACTTATTCGCTTGTAATGGGCGAATGGGTGCCACTTCAGTCCGGCCGTTGGGTTGCTAAAGAAATAGACGCCATCAACAGCATCTTGTTTCTTTGTGCGCTCTTCTATAAACGTAATACGGCCCTTAATCGGGTACGATCCACCATCCCTACAAAATAGTTCGTAAGGATTAGGTGGTAAAGGAGAGACATGCTCATGTATGGCACTCACCATACAATGGACACGTCCCAACTTTATACTATTATTAGAAGGTTCGGAGTTCCAGCGGTAGTCGTTCATAAACAGTTGAGCGGTGAAGTATTCACCTTGGTCGGCCCCACGAGGGG